AAAGTAGCTGTCGCTTTCACTGATAAACTGTCCACCATATTCTTTTGCGAAAACGGCTTCACTCATTGTCTGTTTGTGCTGTGAAAGCTGCTTCTTATCGTATAGGTCAGGTGGTGCCATATCATACGCAAGTTGCACAATGATAGAGTAATCTGATTGATCTGCAAGGTCTGCATCGTCATGATGCACCTCATGGTGCACTCCTAAAATCCTGTCTCGATATAGACAATAAACCTCATACATATATTCAAATGTATATGAGGGCGATGATAGAAGGATGAGTTTGTTTGAAGGCCATTTATAACGGTCTTCTTCTACCATCACACCTTGCTCGATGAGTTTGTTTTCTGCTTCGCGCATATCAGCACGCACAGTAGGATTATCCACAACACCAATGAAGGGCAAGATAACCTCCTGAAAGATATTCTTTGAGATGTTTAGAAACTCATCTAGCAACAGAATTTGAAAACGGAAACCACGTAACCTACTTCCGTCTGCCAGTGGCAGTGCAATAGCTTCGGACGCACCACAGGTTAACGTCCATTGATCCGTTCCTTTTTGAATAATAGTTTTACCATTACCAAATAGTGGGCGCACGATCTTAGCGGCGGGTTTTTTCAATACATCGTAGGCTTTACCCATGATCATCTTAGCCTGTCGGAAACCACTACTCAATACGCCAACCTTGACACCCTGCTTGAATAGCAGTTGCAGCATCACGTAGATAGCTGCGGAGAATGTCTTAGACATACCACGTGACAACACAAACATAGAGAAGTCACCGAGCATCATACTTTTAATTAGTATGTGCTGGAATGGAAACAGCTTTACGCCGAGAAGAAGCTCACTAGCGAAACCAATATTAGCTCTAAGAAATCTGTACACCAATATTTGCGCTTCATCCTCTGGAATGAACCCTTCAATCGCTTCAATTTCATTATTAACTTGTTCGGCGCTGAAATCAAACCTATACTCTTGAACTCCTTTTTCCCACATTTAAAAAATACTGTAAATCAACGCGCCACAGTCGCTCTCCATAATAGAGTATCTTGCGAGTGACTTTCTGTGCCTCGTTGCGGTTATTACAAAAAATGATTTGTGTTGTTGGGTAGTCTACTAATACATCACGCACATTTTTATAGATGTATCCCCAACGTGTTCGGTCCCACTTATTTCTTTTAGCTTCCTTTTCCATTTGATCAGGTGTTCCTTCAACCACGAAGTAGATACGGTATCCCATATCTTCTGCTAATTGTAGGTTGTCCCTGATACGATCAATTTGTGAACCGAAGCTTCCTTTAAAATCTTCTGTTGACTTCCTATCAACAGCTACTTTTGAAAAATATTTGCCTGCCGTCATATAGTCACCAATTGACAGTTTTTGAACTTGTGCATTGGTATACTTGAACGGCTGTTGCTCACGAGTATCAACCAGCACCTCCATTTCTAATTCGTCGGCTGGAGTGTTCCAGAAATCTGCTGGCATATGAGCGTCATACAGTTGTTCTAGTCGAAGCTCTTTACAGAACTGTTGCGTTGAACCAAAACTTTGACGGATATCGTAGATCGAACAAAGGTTGGTAAGCATAAAAAACGTCTCTGTTGGTAGAACCGTCAAATCCTTTGTCTTCAAGTTGATATTCCATTCGTCAACGATTGCGTCATGCACATCACTCTGTGACGCTGTTCTATAGAACTCTTCTCTACTCGCTTGAGATTTAAAAAAAGTAGAGAAGTATTGGTCGTAGTCTTTATAAGGAATAACTTCGCCGCTCCGTCTATCGTGGCGCGGATAAAACTTATGATAATACTTTGCCTTACCACCATGTGTTTTCAGGTGGATATGTAAAGCTCTCTTTGATTTAAATTCTCGATAACATTCCTTACAAGTTAAGATCATAACAATTCTTCTGGTGCAATTCCGAAAACTCGCGCCTTGATGTCTGCCACAGATTCAAGCCTCTCAGTTTCCTTTTTAACAGCAGCATTTTGTAGCCTCGCAATCTTCAAATATCTATCACGAGATTCTTTGCGCTGAAACTCTTCTACAATATAGAGAAATGAGGCATTATTCTCCATTTGTTTTTCTTTTCTTTTGGCCCGATCACCATTTAGTTTCTGGATTAACGACTCTATTCGTTTCTCTGTCTGGTTCAGTTCATCACTGGTTCCCTTAAGGCGCTCAGTTAGTTGAATAGTAAGTCCTCTAGCCTCTTCATCAGCGTTTGCCTGTTGCTCCTGCAAAAGCGTGTTGAGGGATGATATTCGAGCCTGTATATGTTTGATTCGAACATAGTTCGAGCACACGGTCATATACAAGTTCAACTCGTCATTGGTTAAATCTGGTTTATCCCACGTTGCACGGATAAATTCAGACTCGAATAGATCACGGTCGGATTGATCTTGAAAGCTGTTTAGCGTCGATTCTAATTTGAACGCTTGTAGATAGCGAAACAGTGACTCTACGCATTTGAGGTGTCTTGCTGTTAATTCGTCTACAGTATCACCTAATTCTGCGTGCGCCCATTTGTTAATACGTTTAAGCGTAGTAGACAATGACTTTGGATTATACCAGTTGCCGACTGCTGGCGCTTCGGTATTATCCATAACATCGGCACGATGCTGTTGGAGGTGGTTGAGGACGATTCTGTGATGGGAAGATAGACTTTGAATTGTGTCATCATTAAAAATCATACGGGCAATCTCCAAAGGATTCATGCCCACTATTCTATCTGAGTTATTTAAAAAGTGAAGTGCTTCGGCATCCAATTCAGCGGGAATTTCTGCTTCACTACGAGTGGTGCCATATTCGCGGCCCTGATCTACCAGTGCAGCACGAATAGCACGACCCTCTCTGTGTCTTCCATCCAATTCTGGATTGTCGAAGACTGTTTGGGTTATTTCATTAAGGTTGGTAATTCCACTGTCGAACAGTTCCAGTGCTCGTTCTATTTGTTCACTCGATAATGTCATTGTTTTCCATTACAATTTTAGCAATAGCGACGAACTTTTTCTTTAGGTTGGTAAGCTGTTTATATCTTACATTTTTACTACCATCGGCAGTGAACCCCATTTTCTTCGCCACCTCTGCATCATCTAATTGATCAATGTATAGAAGTCTGTAAACTTGTTGTTGTCGTTCAGTTAGTTGCATCATAACCAAACCATGTAGGTTATCAGAACTAGCCTCAAAGTCCATTTCATCATGCAATTCAACAGTTTCCGAAAGCATCTTATCCTCAATAGGGACAGGTAGTTTCAGATTATATACATGAGAACGCTTCTTTTTCCATTTAGCGTATTCATTACATGTGGAGTCTTGAACTTTAGATTTTGTTAGACCACATGCGTCAGCGCCCATATTATGCTCACAGTTGAGACAGGGCCGCGCAAAACTTCTATAATTGTTTCGTATTAGGTTACTAATTTGGTGCGAAATTACCGTGCGGCACCATGGCTTGAACGCACGCTTCTGGTCCCATAGATCCCATTTCTGCCAGATGTGCCTGCGGATATGTTGGCAGACATCATCATAGCCCATCCATTGGATACTATCAAGTTGCCATTTTCCGCGCATCTTGACTAGTAGTTCATCGATTTCGTGTTGTTTATCTTCGTAAGTTTCCATCTAGTTAGTCATCTCCGCCAATAGTGCCTTTTTTGAGTTGACGGTCTTCTAGAAGTACTTGTCTGATGGGAACGTCCTTTCTAAATTCAGGTCGCGAATCCCTTTGATAATTTTCGTCTGGCGCGGTGCCGATATTTTCACCGAATTTTTCCCAACTTTCTTCTGGTATGTCGATATCAACGTCCAGTTTAGCTGGTTTACGAAATCCGCCAGAATCAACTGGAGACGTTGAATCGTCCATGCTAGGTGCTCCGCTCGATGCAACTACTGCCGCATTCAAAGGCTCACCGCACGAACAGCAAAATTTAGGCTCGATTTCGAAGAAGTTCTTCGCCGCGCAATGTGGACAAAATTTATAAGTCATGTCTAGTCTTTAACCGTGTTACACTAATATTATACTAACTTACTCCTAATTTCTCAATGAATCTATCTTTTTAATGACATAACTTACTACGGGATCACGCATGATATCATCATGATCGAACTCGCAACAGTGTATCCCTTGCTCTCTGGAAACTTCATCATTGAATAAATCAAACAACTGCTCAAAACCACTGTTATTAATATCGCTTTGCCTCTTATCCCCGCATATATATAACTTTGTATTATCGTTGATACGTGTCATCACAGTCAGTAGCTCTTTGATGGTGGCATTTTGCATCTCATCGGCAATTACTACTTTATGCTTCCAGTCTTGACCCCGCACGAAATTCACAGGCTCTCCTGATAACACATTTTGGCGCTTCATCATATCTTTCTCCTGTTCATTAAGGAGGTCACAGATTTTTTCTTCTAATGGTCGAAGATAAGGTGATAGTTTTTGATCCATATCCCCTTTTAAAAAACCAATTCCTTTACTTGCTGATTCTATCACCGTGCGCAAGTAGGTGATAGTTCGCCGCTTGTCTTTATTATACAAATCTAGTGCCGAATATACGGACAGGAATGATTTGGATGACCCTGCTGGTCCAGATAGAAAAACTACACGCGTGTTGTAGTTCGTCATGATTTTATGAAACTCTTGTTGTTTCTCCGTCAGTTCTATGTGTCCTAAAAGAACACCAGTCTCGAAACGTTTCTTTGACATATACCCCTAATTACACCTAAGAAAAGATGATTTGGGGCACAAAATCTGATCCCGCTGGTGGAGCAGCAGTATAATCTACAGCAAGATATGTATTGTTCCCGCCTCTATCCATTGATGTTTTCAAAAAGGTTCCTGATGAAGCTTGAGTATAAGTCACATTATTAGCAGTGAATCTAACTAATATTTTTTGAGGATTAAAATAATAACTATCAACTAAATTTTGCACGTGAGAGGTATAATCCCAACTATGAGTGGCATCGGCACTAGTAGTTGTTAAAGTTAACCCTGTCCATACAGATTTCCATTTAGATGTGTTGGAAGTTAAGAATTGATTTGCTGTTGGCGCGGCAGCACCAGTATTAGGAGTAACAGATTGTGACGCAGATGGCGAAGCACTTCCCGCTATCCACATAAACGCCCCAACAGATTTTGTTGTTGCACCAGCCCAATAATTCTGTGCTTGTAAATCACAATTAAGTGTTGCACTATTAATAGTATCTCCTTTGTTAATACCCGTCACGTCTAACAACATATAGGTGCGACGAGCATAAAAGTTTCCTCCCGTAGTGTGTGAATTACCACAAGTAAGTATGACAGGGTTTACTGTTGTCAGAGTTGATGGATAAATAGCTATAGTATTAGGGGAAGCTGGATTACCTGTATAAGCACTCTTGCTAGCATAGCTAGCACTTACATAACCCAATGCGTCCGCTTTAGCGGTATTAATTGTAAACGAAGGGGAGGGCATTAGAAATTAAAGCTAGCTTGATAAACTACTGGAGCAACGATTTCTTTTTCTGTGCGAACACGAGTTTCGTTATCAATATGTATAGCTTTGTCGTCCTCCACCATATTACCTTCAGCGTCATGAGCGATATATGAACCGAAGTGTTCAACGATTTCTTTTCGGGCCGTGACAACTGATATGCTATACGGCTCAAATGAAAAAACAACTTCTTCGTATGCTACCATATTACATTCATAGCTTCGATCCCCTTCAACGGGTATATCAATTGATGTTGTTTTATTTCTGTCTGTAACAGCAACCTTATTCTCATGTAGCTTTACAAAATAGGTAGGAGTCTCTACATATGGCACAGTAGCATCTTGAATCTCGCCTGTAATATCGACCCAATACTGATCCTTAATGTAATGTATGGGACGGTTGGCGGAAATTAAGCGCCGAGTTCCTGTACTCCAATTATAAAAGGTCTTCGTGGTTTCTGTTCTCTTAGCCAGCATCTCTTGTAGAACAGGTCTACCATCTGACATCATTTGTAGCTCCAACGGTAATGTATCATCTACAATTGTCACCCCTTCGGGTAAGAAAACAGCATCATCATTTACAACTTCTACTTGTTCTGCTTCGTCACTCATTATATGTCTTTCGTTAATTCTTCTTTCTTGAATCTGTTCTTATCAGGATTCACCCATGCCACAGCTTCATCAATTGGATTTGGCGCATTGATAAATTTTGCAATCTCTTCAATTACACCTTTTGGATTAACTAAGATTTCTCTATATTCAACATCCAACGATGGAATGTTGCGATCACCGAAGAAAGTTTTAGCGCCAACTAAATGATTCAACAGTTCAGCACGTTTCAAGTCACACTGTTCAGGAGTCATTATCTGTTCTCCATTATAGCTCGCTTGTTGCGACTGTCGAATCTCTTCGGGATCTCTCCACATTTGAATTACACGACAGGGATTAATAAAATAAGAAGGGTGCATTCTACTAACTGGAAGTAAGATTTTTTGGCCCGAATAATCTTCGCTCCATAACTTGAGTCGATAGCGCCAAACATCCTTAGCAACTTCGTAAAAATCTTCGTTCATCTTAAAGTCTTCCCCAAAACGTTTAAGCTCATTTAGTCGGCGCTTCTCCTTTTCCTCTTCAGTATCGGTGGTTGAGAAGAAATTAACACCCAATCGTTCCACAATTCCGCTCATCATTGAGGTTCCACTTCGCGCCACCCCTGCAACAAGGACACGGAACTTTCGTTGCTCGAAAATATCCTCTTCAGACATTTCAACGTCTTCAACCGTAATCTTTTTGTAAGTTACCATAATCAAATCGCCAACATATCACCACCATCGATTAGTCGTATATCGTCACCGCCAATCAATACAATGTCATTAACCCCTGTTGAGATTGACGCTGCATAATCATAAGGTCTAAAATGCCCGCTGTGTGGAATTATTTTATCAGTTGCACCATAAGCATCACATCGCCTATTAAATTCACGGCCAACATGATTTTCCACATATTGCAAGTCGAAAAGCCCACTATTGTAGGCATTTTGCATTTCCGTCTTATAACCAGCGAGGTCGCCAGATGAGCAGATATGAATTCGGTGTAAGAGATCCATGTGTATAATTACACACTTTTTTACTTGACAAGCTTAAAAAGGATGATAGTCTGGCGCTATGACATTAGATGATTTAATCGAACATACCAAAACGCGAAATTTTTGGGATATTTATAATTGTCACCAATGAATAACTGCCTCTTATGTCTTTCAAGTTTTGAAAGACGGAAAAACAGCCGATTATATTCATAGTGGCACTGAATGCGTTAATGTTTATGAACAGTCAATATCACACTTGAGTACGACATTATCCACCCCAAAAGTGTTGAATCAATATACGGTTCCTGAGGAATATACTATTTTTCAAGAGGTATTGTTTGGCGCGGAGCAATTTCGAACAATTTTTACGCAATGTGAATTGTCACACATATTAGAACGACTGAAAAAAGGTGACGATCCATATGAATTAGCTGGTTGTTATTCTTCGGATGACCCATTGTCGTTGGGAAATTCTGATGATGACTATGACCGCGCACTTGACGAATATGTCGAAAATCGTCTTGATAACTCCGAAATTGAAGTAATATAAAAATATGGAGATTTTGCTGTTACTAATTGTTTTGGGCGGTGCGGGGATTGGCGCATGGGAACGCCATCTTCATTTTAAAAAGGAACGCGAGAAGCTTGAGCAGGAACAGGAACAACAGGAACGCATAGAATTATGAATCTATATCACGATTTAGGTTTTTGTAGGGTCGTTGACGTATTGGGGGATGATTGGACTCCAGTTAAGGCAGCACGACAGAGTTACGGAGCAACGGCGTTAAAGGGTGAGAAGCAGGATACTAGACTGTTGAACTATCTTCTGAGCAACCGCCATTCCTCCCCGTTCGAACAAGCAAGCATTACGTTTGAAATTCGAATGCCAATTTTTGTCATGCGCCAATTTGTGCGTCACCGCACATTTCGCCTTAATGAAGAAAGCGGACGATATTCTGAGATGCGTGACGATTTTTATATACCTACCTATGATGAATGGAGAATTCAGAATGAGACAGGTAATAAACAGGGTTCAGGCGGCAAACTCCACGAGAAAGGTGAAGCCTATAAGGAGTTAGCCATTTTCTTTAGCGAGGAGATAGAGGAACTGTGTGAAAAAGCTTATGGACTTTACTCTCATATGTTAGATGAGAATGTAGCGAAAGAGCAAGCGCGAATGATCTTGCCGCTAAACTTAATGACAGCAATAACAGTAAATGTCGATCTTCATAACCTTATGCATTTTTTGGGTTTGCGCACAGATTCTCATGCGCAATCGGAGATTCGTGTCTTAGCAGATGCGATGGAGCAACAGTTCAACAATGAATTTCCAGTAATTGGAAAAATATGGTCACAAAACAAAGAAAAATTTGCGGCAGCAAAAAAGTTAATGAGCCATCCAACATTTGATATCGTTAAACACGCTAATGAACTCTGTTACTAAAATGAGCGATAGACAATTTCTATCAGCTCTCAAAAATTAAAAAAACCTAAAAAAGATGTTGACAAATCCCATTTTGGACGTATAATAAGTTTAGAGAAGATAATCTCTAACTTTTTAAAAATTTAGATGTGGTCAGCAAACATACATTTATTCTATCATTATTAAGGAAAAATAAATGCATCGAGGATCTTTTAAGATACATACAGCAAACAAATCTTGTGGCTCGATTCCACGAAAATGCACCAACATTGCATTTTGCCAAAGACGGCAAAAATAATTGTATCTTGTCCTTTCTCGACAGTAGCATCAACAACTGTAACGGCAACATCAACTGTGGCAAAATCAACAAGAGAGAAAATGAGCACTAATAAGCTAAAAGACGGACTACAGAAGCGTGCAAATGCAACTGTAAACCACAAAGGAGCAAAGTCAAACAAGTCGTCATTGAACAACTGTGTAGACTTATTCGGAAGCATTGGATCAATGCGAGCACGAAGCGATCAGGAAGTGATTAATGCGTTCTCAGCCGCATATGGTGAAGATCCAACCAAAGCATTGAAAATTTTGTTTTGGGCGCGAGATGTTCGTGGTGGAGCGGGTGAACGTAAAGTTCCTCGCACGATCTATAACTACTTAGCGAACGTTCACAAAGATGCGTTGGCGCGAAACATTAACCTGATTCCTGAATATGGACGTTGGGATGACTATTTTGCACTACGTGGAACTTCACTTTGGTCTTTGGCTAAAGAAGTGATCCTTGAACAGTTTCAGGAAGATCTTGAAGCAGAGTTTCCATCATTGCTAGCGAAGTGGATGCCATCGGCAAACACATCATCTGCGGCAACACGTGAATTGGCGCGTGAATTCATCAAGGATTTAGAAGTAGATGAAAAAAGCTATCGTAAAGCATTGTCATCACTCCGTGCACGTTTGAACGTTGTAGAACGCGAAATGTGTAGTGGAAACTGGAGCGAGATTGATTACGAAAAGATTCCTTCTCGTGCAGCAATGATTTATCGTAAGGCGTTTGGTCGTCACGATATCGAAACAGATCAGCGATACCAGAAATATCTTGAAAAAGTAGAGAAAGGTGACGCTAAGATTCAAACATCGACGCTATACCCTTATGACTTGATTCGTAAGACTTATGGTAAGTCATTTGATCAAACGATCTCGTTGCAGTGGGATAACCTGCCAAACTACGTGACTCCATTCAATGGACTGGTTCTAGCGGACCAATCTGGATCAATGGGATCATCAGGTTACTACGGTGGACGTAACGACTCAGTAAGTCCAATTGATGTTGCTCTATCATTGAGCATCTATATTGCGGAACGTAACGAAGGTGTTTGGAAAGACTGCTATATGCCATTTTCTTCAAGCGCGGAACTTGTAACAATCAAAGGTAGCAATATCTATGAAAAAGTTGCGCACCTAAATGAGAAAGGTGGTTATTGGGGTTCAACAAACCTTCAAGCAGCGTTTGATCTTATACTGTCAACTGCGGTAGCTAATAACATTGATGCAGATGAAATGATTGATACTCTTTTCATCGTGAGTGATATGCAATTTGATCAAGCCTGTGATAACACAGGGACTAACTACGAAGCGGCGAAAAAGAAATTTGAAGCTGCTGGTTATAAATTCCCTGAAGTTGTATTCTGGAATGTGAATGCCTATGGTAAAGATCAACCAGTAACAAAGGATGATCGAGGCACATGTCTCGTATCAGGAGCTTCACCATCGATTTTAAAATCGGCGCTTGCTGTAGAAGTCATGACACCAGTTGATATGATGGATGCGGTGATCGAAAGTGAACGCTATGCAGCAGTCGAGTAATTTGTAGCGGAGTGGGTTTTTGTATCTTTGCGTCCACTCTTTAAATAAAAACAAAAGTGAGTTGTGACTCCATTTATCTTTAAACGGAGTTAGTCTTTGCAAATAGACTTTAACTAGATTGTAGAAATAAACTTCGCGAATAGTTCTTGAGTTACAGGGAACTATGAAGTTAGCGCCGATCCTTTAGCGGGGATTGGCGCTTTTTCTTTTTAGCTTTAATTACGCCAGAACCGCATAATATATAACGTTTTGGCGGAATATAATTCGGCGCTATGGACATTTGTGCCATCAACTGTCTTAGTTTTTTTGGTTTGGTCAGAATGTGTGTTGCCTATTTTTGGTGCCGCCTATTTTTGAGATCTGTTTAGATGCTTCGATCCTGTTTTGGTTTGGGATATTTTTAGTAAGCCCCACCCCCCCCTCGATTTCCGATTTAGTTAAGTTATGCGGAATTTCAACAAACCCCCTACCCCTCTGTTCATGCGGGTTAGACAAGATACGCGATGACGCCATTGCGATGCAGCGAAAAATCGACTATGATGCTATCACGATGGTTGAGACAACTTCAACCACACTGAAAATAAACCTACATTAATAATACATGAAATCTGAAATTACTAAGCTGCCGACTATCAACCAATTCGCTGGTTCTCACGCTAAGGGAAAATACAGTGAGGCAGACTATCAACAAATCCAAACATTACTGGATGCCAAATTGGAAAGGTTCGATGAACTTAATGATAAAGAACAGGCGAAGATCGATAAAGCCGAAGAGAAAATAAAGCTTAACGAAGCCAAAAGGTCGGAATATGTTGCCTATCAGGATATGCTGGATATGGCCATGGCTAAACTGTCAGCAAGCATTGACAACGAAGATCTCCAGACTACCGACTGGACTAAGAATTCCGGCATCGTAATCGAAGACACTGTTCATGAGAACACTGTCGAAGAATCCACAAAAGTCATGTAGGTTGAAGATATGATAGTAGTCATAATCTTCATAGTGATCGCAATCGTGGTAGCGGTTGGCTAAAGCCATAAATACCATAAGCACATACTGTTCAGGTGGACGTTACTGTTCATCTGAACAGTAGTACAGCCGTTCAGATGAACAGTGTTCGCTTGAACAGTGCTCTATTTGACACCTACTCATTTGACCAGTGTTCACTAGAACATGGCCTATATGCGCCATTGCATTATGGTAATTCTGTGCTACCTTGTATGTATGGTAAGGTTAGGATAATCTTACTCAACCTTAAAAATACCGACTCTTATGAAAACTATTGAAAATGCAACTAATGGATCTACTATCATCAGTATAGAAGATGTAACACTCACCGAGCACCCTGACAATTCTGGTTTTTCGATAGACCATACTGATATGGACTGTGGACGGAAATTATGGATACTACAGAAAGGATCTGTGGAATATAGTATCTGTTCTGATGGCGGTTGTTTTGGCTATGATAGAAATTATACTCAAGATAAGAACTTGACTAGCGCCGAAAATTATAGTAGGTATGCCCATTGTGACTGTCATGTTCTTGTTAAAATTCATGATAAATGGGAAATCTTTACTTTTCATAGAGGTCGGGTTATCCATACTAGCTAGAACCCCCATACTAGCTAGAGGATAGCACACTGTTCAGATGGGCACAGGTGTTCATCTGAACAGTAGTGTCAACGTTCGCCTGAACAGTGTTCAGGCTCACAGTAATGTCTATTTGAGCACTATACAAAAAAACTGGTCTATACCACAAATTAACAGTGGTAATGCGAACACCAGATTAGTGCCGCAAATTTGAACAACAGTAATTACCAACAGTGTCCAAAATAACACTGGATGTAATTCCTCTATATCTCTACTACTGTGCAAGTGAACAAGTGTCCAAAAACAAGCTACTGAGATGGTGAACAGTGATAATCCTAATAGTAAGTACATGTTAACAGTATAGCACACATAGACAGTGACACAATGGCGTCATCGTGCCAGTGTTCAAATGAACAGTAGTGTCAACGTTCAAATGAACACTACGCAATCGTGCTATACGTGTTATTTGCCTATTTGGTCAGATAGGGTATGATGTGGAGTCATGAAAAAAGGAACATACTTCTTATATACCAATGCCAAAGGCAGAACAAAAACTTTCATCGTATCAGACGATACGCCTGTGAAGGAAAGCGAAGCCACTCTCACTCTCAAAGTGGAATACGCGGGAAATCCCGCTCCGCGCAAACAATACACACGCCAATTCAGACGAGCGCAAATCAAACCCATCGAAATCCGCCCCGTGCCCGTAGCATAACCCCACTGTTTGGGTGAACAGTAGAGCACTACTGTTCATCCGAACACCCTTGTAGACGTTCAGGTGAACACTGTTCACCTGCACACTACTCTATTTGGCACTGTCTATTTGAACATGGCGCATACGCGCTATTGCATTATGGTAAATATGTGCTATACTGTATATATGGTAAAGCTATGAGAGCTATGCCAATTACGAAACCTATAATATAAAAACCATAATCACTATGAACAACCGAATACCTACAATCAATCAACTCACTGAAAGAGCCATCATGGGTGAAATCACTGAAGAAGAGATTGATTCCATAATTGCCAAAGTTAACGAGAAAGTTGATAAAAACGCGGAAGAACTAAAAAAACTAAAACAACTACAAAAGCTGGCAGAAATGGTAAAAGCTGGAATTACCAAAAAACTCAGTGATTCCATAGACAACGAAGATTTCAGCATCACCAGAGACAGCGGAATTGTCGTAGATTCTGAGCCTACCATGGAATCCACAAAGATCATGTAATCCATGATTATCGTAGTTATCGCATTTATCATAATAGCGATAATTATCGCTACCCACTAGAAAAGGGCACTGTTCAGGTGAGCACCACTGTTCATCTGAACACCCCTGTCCTCGTTACTGTTCAGGTGAACACTACGCAATCGCGTTATTTGCCTATTTAGCTCAATGCCGTATAATGTGGCGTCATGAAAGGAAAACGTTTTACTCACAAAAACAAAAAAGGAAGAGTCAAAGAGTTCATTGTTACCGATGAAGAACCTAAATGGGAAAATGGTGTTCTCATATGTTTAGGTGTTCAATATGCAACAAATCCAGCACCGAGAAAACGCTATGAGAGAGTGTTTAATACTGAGCGAATGAAGTGGCTTTAATCACATGGGGGCACTGTTCATCTGAACACCCCAAACCACGTCGCGATTGCGCCATACGCGATTGCGCCATACGCGTTATTTGTGTATTTGTCGAATTGTGGCATAATATTGGTGTCATGAAATTCTTACTCTCTCTAATTGCGGGTCTGTTGATCAGCATTAACTTCCATGTAATCGGCATTTACATGATGATAAAAAATAAACCTGCACCAGTGAAAAAAAAGATTCCAATTCCTGCGGCACCGAAATTCTATCACGGAAAACTATACTAGTCATGAGAAAATTAGAACGAACATTGGATAAAGTTTGGTATTGGTGGCACTCACGCCACTGAAACGGTGATCAGATCATTGAAGGTCAGGATGGCTTTCATCACGATTGGACCGTTAAGGTTTGCAATTTCCTTGAAAAGTTAAAATACAAGTTTGTAAAATGATAGTTTCAACATACATATATAGTGATGACGACACCGAAATTCTCGTGGATGCAGAAGTCTCTATGGGGATGAAAGGTGGACGCGATGAATTCGGTCGCCAAATGGAACCAGACGATGAACCAGAAGTGGAAATCCTCGAAATGTCTTCAACCTGTGGCTCATCATTCGATGAGGAAGGATTGCAAAGCAAAGCTAAAGAAGCAATTCTTGACGAAATAACCGAAGGCGCATTAGAAGATTATCGCTATTAGACCCCGCTGTTCAGATGAACCCCGTGTTCATCTGAACAGTAGTGCGGCCGTGCGCCACTACTATACGTGATCACGTACCCTGTATTTGCCCTATTTGCGTTTATTCTATGGAGTTATGAAAACCTACATTGTCACTACTCAAATCGTTGAAAACTATGGCGCTCACGACGATACAGCAGCCGCACCTAAACATTACTGGAAACCCAAAGGTGGACTTACATACCGTGTGCGTATGCACGACCACTCACGTGAGTGGGACGCTATGGGCGCAGTGGGGGAGCTAGAATGTTCCTCTTCACATTATCAGATTGAGTATCCTGTGTCTGCTGTGTCTGAAGAAGAATGGTTGGAATCACTAGAGGAATTAGCTGTTGATCACCGCATGTTTGAACTGGCGCATGTGCGTGAGGTGCAGATCCCGTAATCGCGCCATCCATACCACTGTTCATCTGAACAGTGGCACCACCGTGCCACTGTGATACGCGATTGCGCTATAGGTGTTATTTGTGTATTTAGCAAAAAGCGGTATAATATTGGTGTTATGAATAACTCTACTACAACAATTCCAGTTCACAATATCAATGACCTTTTGCCTGCCGAAGTTGAGCAAATCGAAGCGGCTATTGATGCCGCCAACATGGTTGATGGTTTACTCAATGACGTTGAGCACGTTACGAAAATCTTCGATGCGATCAGTAAAGCTGGCGGCGAAGTTTTCGGAATCTCCGCACGCGGCTTGTTCCTAACAGGTGACGAAGATTTTTTAATCAGCAATGCGGTATTCGCTGATTACTGTATGCTTCACGTTTTCAGTGCGGGGAAATGCGATACTCTCATCAAGATTGAAAACAATTTCATAACAGGATTCAGCGGTGAAAACTCAGATTGGCTAAGGCCAATTCTGAAAGATTACTTCGCCGCTTAATCACCTCTCAATGCTGTTCAGATGAACCCCGTGTTCATCTGAACAGTAGTCCCACCGTGGCACTGTTCAGATGAACACTACGGATGTGCGTATTACGTATTTGCGCTATTTGCATTTGAGCCTTACGGATTTGCGCCATACGGATTTGCGTATCACGGATTCACGCCAAACAAATAGTTGTAAAATCGGTTGAATGAGGTAATATGTCTATGTCATGAAAAAAATCAGATTCTACAATAACGGGACTCTCAATGAAGAGTCGTTTCGCATGATGGGTGTTAGTGTCAAAGCTGACGATTCGAAAATTGGTAAATTCGGCACAGGGTTGAAATACGCCATTGCTGGCATTCTCCGCACAGGCGGCAACATTTCAATCAAAACACGTGGCACAGACAATGAAGTTTACACATACATTTTCACGACGGAATCTCAGAATATCCGTGGAAAAGACTTTGACGTGATACTGTGCAATGGTGAAAAGCTTGCATACTGCACGGACTATGGAAAACATTGGAAAGCATGGCAATGGTTCCGTGAGCTTCATTCTAATGCACTTGACGAAGGTGGAGATTCCACGAATAAGCCTATCGATGGTTTCGATACCGTTGTTACGGTTAAACATCCTGAAATTGAAACTTGTTGGAATGAGCGGGATAAATACTTCCTTGATGCTAACATTCCAGTTGTTGAAACCATTAATGACAATCAGATTCTTGATTGCAGTAAAGGCAACGCTTACTGTAAAGGTGTTTTGGTTGGCACAATGGACATTCCTTTAAGCGTAAATTTTGCTGACGCCGATCTGACAGAAGACAGAACCATTAATTGCGCAGATCAGCAAATTGCTTGTTTGTTAGCGCAGAGCGAAAATTCTGCTGTCATTCAAACAGCGTTAACTTCCAATTATCCAAATTATCACGCAATTTGGAGTAATACGCCAGTAAGCGAAAAGTTTCTTGATGCCATTGAATTGGCGCTTGTGAATTGTCGCAAACTTGCAAATAATCTGGCAAATATCCATAATAATCGTCGTGGCGAAATCCAACGCGAATCTTTCGAGCCAACACAGTTTCAACAGATTAAGTTAACGAAAGCTATTGAGTTTTTAAAAGGTGCTGGCGTTGAAGTTGAAGCGCCAATCGAATTCGTCAAAACAAGAGAAGGCGACGATCTTTATGGTTATGCCAAAGACGATAAAATCTTCCTTACTGACAAAGCTTTCGATCACGGTTTGCACGATCTTGTTCAAACTGTGTTGGAAGAACATTACCACCTAACAACAGGACATCGCGACGAAACGCGTGGTTTTCAGCAATTCTTGTTTCGTCAGCTTGTCGGTCAAATGGAGATCGCCACGAACAACCCACTTTAATCATGACACAAGGGACGGGATCACGCGATACGGATTCGCGTGATCCCTGACCTACTCAATCATGTGATACGGATATGCGTAGGTGTTCATCTGAACAGTGCGCCCACCGTGCAACTGTTGCTATACGTGATCACGTTACTTGTATTTGGCGTATTTGCGAATAAACTACACATTATGAACTGGCTAGTCTTTTATCGCTCACTAATGTTGTTCCTCATGTTGATCATGACTTACCATGTAACTGGTATCTATGTAATGATTAAACCACTACCACCAATTGAAGAAAAAAATGATTTTATTCAGTTGCAATTACCCACTCCTAAACTACTATACTAAATGATCGTTTCTACTTATATCTACGATGACAATGATACTGAAATTCTTGTTGATGCTGAAGTAACAGCAGGAATGAAGGGCGGACGAGATGAATTCGGATGTCCAATGGAACCAGACGACGATGACGAAATTGAAATCCTTGAAATGTCTTCAACAGATGGGTCAACCATTGATGAAGAATCTCTTCAGGAAAAAGCGAAAGAAGCAATTGCTGACGAAGTTGCTGACGGAGCACTTGAAGATTATAGATACTAATGAATAACCCACTGTTCATTTGAACAGTGCAACCACCGTGCGACTATGATACGCGATTGCGTTACAGTGTTTATTTGCCTATTTCTGATTTAAAGCTACAATATATATATGGCAGAACCGACCGAAAAATCACCAGAAATCGATAACTTCCTAAAAAACGAATTAGGGATAGATCGCAAAGAATCAATTAGCGCCGATAAATGTGCAACATGCGGCAAAGATGTCACCATTGAAGTGGAATCTGGAAAGATAGATGACTTTCGAGATAATGAGAGTCGGCACGAATATCGTATAAGTGGCATGTGTCAAGAATGTCAAGATTCAGTTTTTGGAGTATGATGACTATTCAAACAAATTGCGACTTTAAACTGTTGGGAACCGATCAAAAATTCCCTGCGGGTAAATACAGGGCGATTAATGCCACGAATCAACCCAACTGGCAAGAAAGAGGTGCTGTGTTCATTGTCAACGCTAATGGTTGTGATCTCCTGCTAGATAGTGAAGATTATACCGTAATTCGACGCAATACTAACCTTGAATTATCTGAAATACAAAACGAGGATTAGAAGAGGGGAAGGTAATATTCGTATAACAAACTACTGTTCATTTGAACAGTAGCCCCCGCGCCGATGGCGCGATGGCGCGATTGCGCCATACGTATTTGCGCCATCCGTATTTCAAATCTATAACTTGAAAATAAAGATTTTGGCGCTATAGTTTTACATGATTAAAAAATTAGCAGAGGCAGCAAGATATAATTCGGGGCGTCACTTTTTAGATAGTGGTGATCATTATGGCAGACATTACGAAAAAGGACCGATTTCCGAAAATGATCCTGCAATAAAAATTGAATTGTGGGGCGAGAACGAAGTAATGGCCACAATTGAAACAGTGGCGTTTCTCTCCGAAAAGTGTGAACATCTTGATTATATACAAAATCAATTTGATGAATTCGCCGCTGATTTAACCCAATCATGGTTTGAATGTGGACAAGCTTTTTGTGAATTAAAGGGTTATGAATTGAAAGCGCGGGATAATACCTATAATAACGAAAACGATTTATCGCAAGATTATGTTTGGGAAATATGGGATGATCCCAATCCCGAATGTGATGATTGGATTTATTCAGATTCGGCTATTTTAGTTGTTTATATCCATACGGGTTGCGACATTCGCGGCGGTTATAGTTTTCCAGTGTTTTTGAAATGTACTGATTACGATTATTCATTACCTATTGATACCGTAGTAGGGTGGAATCTTTGTGATGCATCTATTGATGGCGAAGAAATTATGGATAATTATGAATTTGACGAAGAATTTCAAGTTGGTAATTCATCAAACCCATCTTATCAACTAAATAAAGAAATTGATTTTGTTTTTGCGCCATGGTCAGTTAATCACGGTTACGTGCTCGCAAAATTAAATAACGGGGTAATCGGAAAATTTTATCCCGAAATAAGGTAATGACAACACACTTCCATAATGATAATCAATGGGTAGCTGACAGAATAAAAAGAGTTGAAGGGTTAGAGCGCGAAGATTTACAACTTGAACCTGAAGATTTAATTTTTCTGCAACGCCTATGTAGACAATTATACAACGAGGAAAGAATGAGCGGCGATTTTCAGCGAGATTTGGCCCAACGGTTGGATCGAATAATTGAATCTATGATCTGACATCCGAACTACTGTTCATCCAAACTACTGTTCATCTGAACAGTAGTCCTCCCGTGCCGCTGCTATACGCGATCACGTTAGATGATTATTTGCTTATCTCGTATTTAAAGTTATAATATGGTTAAATATGGAAACTGATATCTATATCGAAATCGTGAAAGGCACTGATAGATGGGACGTGATCGCGCCATCACATCAGTATAATCCTTCATTGCAATATGATGAAATTGCTATATCTTGTGAGTATAAAATTGAAGAAATTACTGACGACGGTGCGTATCTTTCTGGCGGTGAAATACATGAGTATTCGCATTCATTGGGTAGCCGCAAAGTGCTATCTAATGTCACGGGCTTCAAGTCAACGCAGGGCACGCGCATCACGTTTGATCAGAAATTGGTGGGCGACTTAGAACAAGAAGCAGAAAGGATTATCTCACAATGACTTCTATAATCTGTACAACAATAATCTTAATTGCAGTAGTTTCCTTTTTTGGACACGAATTTTAAAAGTAGGTAAGTAGGTAGAACGTGGCGTGATCGTGTAACGCGATCACGCCACTGTTCGTTTGAACAGTAGTGCCACCGTGCCACTGTGTGATACGCGATCACGTTAGATGTTTATTTGCATATTTCTTATTTGAGCCTACAATATGGGTATGGCAGAACCAACCGAAAAATCACCAGAAATCGACCACTACATTTCCAACCAATTTGGAATCGACAGAAAAGCAGTAATCCGTGCTAATCAATGTGCAATATGTGGTAGGGATGCAGACGACTTCCGCGATGATGAAAGTCGGCGCGAATATCGCATCAGCGGCATGTGCCAACATTGTCAGGATCTCACTTTCGGAACTGATGATGATTAAAGATCTTGAATCTCTCAAGTTAACTGTATCCACACAGTTAAAAACGATGTATCCTCATACTATTGGATACCATTATAATATAACTCATATAATCACCGACATTAACAAAGTATGGTTTGAATGTCAACTTTTTGAACATATAGAAAATAAATTTAATCTTATTGGCCCAAAATTCAAAGTATGCTTTGACACTAAAGAGAATAGGATTACAGTAGTAAAATGAAGTATAGTAAAGAAAACGTGGAGTTGGTTACTCAACTTGTTATAGAAAATATGACTGTTGAAGATATGATGGTAATGCTCTATGATTTTGTAGAGTCTGGAATTTCCAATAACATTGATGCTTTTAACAATGAAGTTGAGCTTTTAATTGAGAGGGGATTGATTAAAAAAGCAGTTGACAAACCCTAAATCTGTGGTATAAGATATACCCTGACTACTGTTCATTTGAACAGTGGTCCCACCCGCGCCAAACAAAAAGGACTGTTCTTTCGAACAGTCCTTTATTGCGTATTTGGTTAAAAAACTGGCAACCTACCAGCTAAAGCTGTGCTCTTCTTCTTCTTCGGTTTCTGCGAGTCTGTCGGTCACGTCTTCCGTAGTGGTTTCTACATCGTAATGAACACCGTTTTCGTCTTCGCCCTCGACTTCAACATCAGACTGCGCCTTAATATCGACTCCTGCAATAGAATCAAAAAGAGCTTGTGCTGCCATTGTTCTAGTCGCGTGCTTTGAAAAGTCGCCGCCTTTAAGTGATTCGGTGAATGCGTTATACAATCCCCAAAGAGAAACACCTTTTCCAAATGCTGACTCAAGTTCATGTTCTTTGCTCGCAATCGCCGCTTTGTATGCGTCCTCATCGTAAGAATCATTTTCATCGATAAACGCAGTTTTATCAATCATTCCCTTAGCTGCAAGCGCAGGTTCCAACCAAAGGTCAAAAACTGTTGCACACTTAGTGGGCGCAATTGCTTTGTGTTCCTTCAACTTGAATACAAGATCCGCAGCAGTTTCACGAGTCAACCTGACAAGCTTGTAAGCTTTGATTCTCGTTTCCATGTTGCTCCATTCTGCCACCAGTCCATAGACGATTTTTGAAATGACAGCAGGAAGGTCGCGTTCAATGTTTTTGGTGTGCTTGCGACCAATCACGCGCTCAGATGAAAAACACAAGTTATCACACACCATCATGCGCGAACCGATACAGATGGCGCTTTTGAAAGATTTGTCGTGTGAATTACGCCAGCCACAAACAAGTTGACGTTCAGTTCCCGCGAGATCTTCCGAAGTGATCGAAAGACCACCGAAAGCGCGTTGTCCGATTCCTTCCGCGAATGTCGCCGTTTCCATATTGTTAGCGACGAATTCGATTTCTGCCGCAGAGGGAAAATTCCGCGAAACAACCACCTCGTTAGCGTGAACGATGAAACCAGCATCATCCAATGCCTTTTCGATCAGTTCAAGAAACATGTTGTGATCAATGGGGTAGTGAGTCCCAACAGGATCGGGAGTGTGAACGTTGCTAAGAAGTGAACGATCAAGTTGATTTCCGTAGATTAGATTAGCCATGATATATGATAATTAGATTTTAATAAGTAATAGCATCTTTGCTATACAAGAGTATAAAGCCAAAATAATTAAAAGCAAGTTCTTTGTGGAAGTTTTTTTGATCTTCTATGGCGCACATGCGCCAGTGTTCATTTGAACAGTGCGCCCACCGTCGCACCATGACACGAAAAGGGACACGCCTTATTTGACGTGCCCCTCTTTATTATGACTATGAAGAAAAAACTGGAGATTAACCGCAACGCACCGAATCAATTTCGTTGTGTCGCAACGCGACATTTTGCCGCTTGTTTCGATCATGCACCAATACAGTCACTTGTCCGACTGCTGTTACTTGACCATTGTATTTTGTTCCGTTAGTATCTGTGATTCCACAGATCTTACCCGTCTCGTATGCCTTTCTTAGCTTATCTACTTCGCTCATGGCTATATTATGTTTATTAGTTTTAAAAAGTGAATGGCAGATAATACAATTGTAATTAGCGCCGAAGTTTTAAGTAGGAGGGTAAAGATTTGTGAAGTTATGTTTTTATAACTCATTCGCCCGAAGACTATGAATGAACATGGCATTACTGCCGCGCACACTATAAGAGTTGTTAACATTACTTTTTACCCTTTCTACGCTTTGCTTTAGAGTTAATCTATCGTTGCAGTTTGGCGCGTTCCTTCTTTGCAACATGACCATTACGATCAAGTTTTTCAAGTTTCTCCTGAGGTGAAAGTTGATCATGTTCGCTCTGCCGTTGATCTGCTTCTTCTTGTTTTTGTTGTTTTGGCTTCATTGCTATTATCTTTCTGTTACTACTATATCATGCCGCAACTTAATTGCAACAGCTTTCTTACTTGAAATATAGCGCAATCGCGCCATTGTAATCTTCTTTTTTGGCGCTAATATATATACATGAAAGATTGCGACCACACTATCGGATTAGCCTTTGAGAAAGAGGATGTTTTTCTCGCTAAAGACATTTATGGAGAAATTGAAGATTTCGCGCCTATTTATGGTGTGAATTCAGACGAACACCGCGCAATCATGGAAGTAAAGGAGTTAAAGATCAGTAACATCCAACAAACTTCAATTCCTTATCGTCATTGTCCCTATTGTGGTGTGCCGATGAGTCATCAGGCATTCATTACTGACGATGGCGAGAAAGAATATAAAATTATCGTTCATACAAAAGATGGTAATGTAGAACACAGTCAAATTTTATAAAGGGTAGCAAGGCGAAACCCCCACTGTTCATTTGAACAGTAGCGCCACCGTGAGCACATGAACAGTAGTTGGTCAACTAACGTATTTGCGTTATTAAACTGATGCCAAAAAAACTTGCAACCGACTGATTTGGCGCTATACTGTTGTTGTTAAGATAAACAACCTATTATGAATACAACTGATACTCCACAAGTGACGAGCACAAACGAAAATCAAAAGCGTGGTAAGAAACAATCTTCCACGACTCTCGCAGTCAATCACAATCAGGAACAGATTTGTGATATTACAGGTCATACCGAAAGCGAATGCGGTGTGATTTTCACGACAGGAACCATTAACATTGGGCGCACGGCAATCAAACAATTGTCTTCGCAGTTGGCTCAGTGGGAACGTGAACAGCGTGGCGGATAAATGGCATTCGTGATGTTTGACCCATGCGGGGAATCAGAAACAGAACTGATTCCCCGCATTACCCACATTAACGGTGAACCTGTTAAAGAAGGTATAAACACATTTAATGGAAACATTGGTGTGATGGCAATTACCGCAGTCGGTAATTATGCTATAGAAGGACACGACGAATTTGACCCAACTGAACGAGACGAATATTATCTAACACCACAAGACACCCAATTTGACACAAAATATAAATCTTCTATCTGCCTTATCGTCCATGCAGTATATACAGAAGAGGGTTACGTTGCCACTGTAAGCGATTTTTATTGTTACAAGGGAGAATGGATAACTCGAAAAGAAATTGACAAAATATTTGACAATCAACCGAAATACGCTAAGTTAGCGATATGATAACACCAGTTACTACCAATCCAGACGGGACTAAGCGTAAGCACAGTCGAAACAAAACATTCATTCTTGATCCTAAAGCATGTTGCATCAGGACATATACTCGCTCGAATCTGAGCAATGAAGTCGGAGTGCCGAAAGTGGAAAACTTTCAGTCACTTGAAACTGCCGAGATGAGATTCAAATTCAAAAAATAATGATACCACAACTTTTTAATCAATTGGTGCGTGCAACAAAGCGCAGACACCTTATCTATCGGGCCAAAAAGGATGGTGCCACACGACACTGGATTCTTGATAAGAAGGTGGGCGATACGGAAAATGGAAACATTCAACTAATGGTGTTCGATGTTGATCCAGAAACCAATCGCCCAACCAAAGAATCATCAAAGTTTCGTGAGGTGATTCCTGAAAGGATTGAACAAAATTTTGTTAGGTGGTAGTAACAGATCAGGAGGGGCGCGGAAATGAGTGGCCGCGCCCCTCCAACCTGTGCCGAATCCTCGAAAGGGGGTTCGGCACTGTTCATTTGAACAGTAGCCCCACCGTGGGGGTGTGACGGGATACGTGATCCCGCCTTATTTCTACTTATTACAGAAACTTGTAAAAAACTTAGATCTTTACCCACTTAGCGCCAATCACTGTTGGAAAAAAGCTTCCACGACTAGTATAAACGCGTCCCGTTGATCCTTCTTTGTGTGGTGGCGCACCACCATCCACAAAAAGTTCGTCGCCACGAAAGTCCTTCACGGTTGAACCCTGCATAATAGGCTCATTAGTTTTGGCGTCACGAAGTATCCACTTATTTTTAACTATCGGTTTTGTCATGTATATATACTACTCTATTTCGGCGCTAAGTCTATAGCGCAATCGCGTATATATATTATTTGCTATGTTCCTTTTTTCAACTATACTGTTGTCATGCATTTGAAAAAAATCTCAATGAACGAAAAGACTGGTCCAATACCTGTCTCTATGAGTTCAAAAAATACGTGTCCTGCTTCTTGCCCATTTAAAGGAAATGGGTGTTACGCTGAAAGTGGTCCTATCAATATTCATTGGAGCAATGTTACTAAAGGAAAATATGGCTTTGCCACCTTTCAAGAATTTTGCGATGCAATCACGACACTTAAACCTAATCAGTTGTGGCGGCACAATCAAGCTGGTGATTTGCAAGGTAGCAATGAAAAGATCAATGCAAAACGTTTGGCGCAATTGGTAAACGCCAATAAAGGAAAGCGCGGATTTACTTATACTCATTATCCGATGTTAGCGGAAGATGTTAAAAGTGATATCTATACTAACGCAGAAAAGGAAGCAGTTGCCGAATGGAATCGGTTAAATGTTAAAATGGCTAATGAACATGGTTTCACGGTAAACATTAGCGCCAATGGTCCAGATCACGCCAAAAAATTAAAAGCGTTAGGTATTGCGCCAGTGGTGTCAGTGGTTCCCGAAGATTTCGAAACAAACGGTGATATTGTTGTATGTCCTGCGACTATACGCGATGACGTGCAATGTATCGATTGTGAACTATGCCAAAAACAGCATAGTAAGGTTGTTGGTTTTCCCGCGCATGGTAGCAGGAAGAAAACAGCAGAGAAACAAATATGTTAATACTAATATTGATAGGCATAATAGTCTATTTTTCCCAACTATACAGATGATAAAAAATAATCAAGAACTACTAGACGAGATTGGCGTTGATACCGTTGCACAAGCGGAAAAGGCAATCTATAAAGGCACCGATTGTGGCGCATGGATTCAATGTGAGGAAGACGGTGTAACCGTTGGCTCAATCGTGGAGGGCAGTGATGCGGAAGTGACACGAGACAAGCTCGAATACCCTATAGAAGTAAAAGAATTTTGGGATTGCGTGGAAGATGTCAATTCTGAAGCTTGCGAATTATGGGAGGAAGCAAATTACGAATATAACCTTGAAGAAGAAGAGAAATTAGTTCATAGCGGCGAAATCGATGCTGTTGATGAATTCTTAGGATAACGCAATCGCGCTATTGCAAAATTAACAATTAACACTATAGTTACATTATGAACGATGACACATTTATGGACCACGTGATTGGTCAGGATATCTTAAAGCGGAAGTTTCAAATCTACAAATCTTCTTTACAGAAGACTGGTATGAATCCCTTCCTTTGTTTTAACGCCCCTCGTGGTTACGGTAAAACTTACATGATCAATGAATATTGCAAAGAGTTGATTGATCCAGAAGGGCGCGAGCGTCCACTTGTTGAAGTGAATGCTTCGGTAATCAAAAACATCGATACGTTTTTCGATATCTGGTATCCGAAAATGCGCGACGATAACGCGGCCCTGTTTATCGATGAGTGCCAAATGTTGCCTAAGAAAGTGCAAGCGATGCTTTTGACAGTGTGCAATAAATCCAGTAATCCGGTTCGGCGCTTTCGTTATGATCGGCGCGACGTTGGTGAGGTCACAATTCCTTTCGACTTCCGCGAATACTGCATGTTCTTCGCGACAACCGACGTTCAGAAATTGGATGGTGCGCTTCAAGATCGTTTCACCAAATTGACGATTGCCCCATATAGCGATGAAGAGTTATATCTTATCTTCGAACAAAAACTTGAGGAAATGGATGAGGATCTGTCAGTAAGTGGTGAAGTATGTGAGGAAATCATGAGTGTGCTGCGCGGTCATCCTCGTTCATCTTTCGAGATGGCTGATCACTTGCGGCATTTTGCTCACGCGACAGGCGAAACGTATATCAATCAAACTGTGTGGGATCAATTCCGTTATTCAATGGGAATCCACGACTATGGATTGAATGATACTGAGCTTCAAATCGTTCAAATCATTGGACAATTCGGCGCTCAAACATTGAACGACTTATCCGCGAAAACTGAGTGCACGCGTGGCGCTTTGCAACAGGAATTTGAGTTAATGCTCAAAAAGAAAAATCTTCTAACAATCGATCAGAAAAGAATGCTGACCGATAAAGGTCAAACACTGTTCAGAAAACTCTTTTGTTAATTGTCATCGTGGTGAGGGGTGAGTCTCTGACTTGCCCCTCACTCTCCTTTTTAAAATGAAAAACTATACTGTTACAATTTCGGGAATCGGCACTATGGATGAAGTGCGCGAAACTCTAACTCAACTTGCAACTGCTTTCGAATTTTTCTGTGATGAAGAGAGCGGAGTCCAGAGCTTTAAATCGTTCATTCAAGATGAGGGGAAAATTACAGCACATATTATTCAGGTGGGTGAGATTGAATATCTCAAGCCCGTTACTGCATCTAATCGGATTGAAACCAGCGGTAATAACTAAATATCAAGATCCGTGGCGCAAATACTAGCCCCAAACTACTGTTCATCCGAACAGTAGTCCCACCGTCGCGCCAAACATCTCAAAATCTTCGTTCCTGTGATTATTTCAGTGGGTCTAAAAAAACTGGCAATTTCCATAATTACCATAATCGCCCCTTATTTGAAATCCTGTGCTTATCAGTATTGCTGCTTCAGTATCGTTGCTTGCTTATTTGAAATCCTGTGCGTTTCAGTTTGGCGCTAGTCGTAGTTCTCGTTCGCAATCGAGACGACGGCGCAGACAACTAAGAAAATAAAAAAACCTACTGCTATCATCGTTATCTTTCTTTCACCTTGAGCATCCTTACCGAAAGTTTCCGAGGGGTAAGATGCGAATTTGTATTATTACGACATCGAGATTTGTATCTGAGAGGTCATTTTTTTGTATTATTACGACATTTCACCTTTTCGGCGCATCGCCTTCGTTCGTCTCCAACGACGGTAATTTTGGCTGTCCCGATTCGTCTACAAAATTAACGTTAATGCCTTGTTCCTTAAGGAATTGCAACAGTGCGCTCATCTGTTTCTCCAGCATATTATATCTTTTTCCCTGTTGTTCGATTATTTTCGTTGATTCGATAAAATTGTTTGTAAGCTGCTGAATTTCGGCCAAATTCTCATTGATGAGCACGAAGTTCTCTTGTAGCCTATTATCCGCTTCAGTTTCGGCCAGACCTGATCGTTGCACCTTTTCCTTCAGTTCCTTGCTTAACTTGATCAACAGTAGATGCTCATCACGAAGCTTTGTGTAAGCTGCATTGAATGCCATTTTTTCCATCAATCTAGCCTCGTGCTCACTGTCTAGAAGTAGTTGTTGCTCAAAGAGTTGTGTTTCTGTGTGTGCTAGTCTGTTGCTGTGTATATTTATGCAGAAATACATCGAAGGAATCATCAGCAAAGCTGTGATAAGGAGGATTCGGCGGGGGAACGAAGATTTTTTGTTAGGGGGCTGGCGTGACCCCTCATTCTTCACCCCGTGTTTTTTGATCGCATTCTTAAGTTCTTCCTCTGCTTGTTCTACCGTTGTTATACTACTATAGTCCTCCGTATATGATTCGTTACTACTCATGGTGTTACCTACTGTGTTTTACCCACTGATTTGAACCATGAGGTAACTGATGTAACCCCACTGTCAATCAACGACTTAGAACAAAGAGAAGATGGTTTAAAAAGGAAATTGGTTCTTACACATTCGTTATTGTTAACACATGCTTGAACTACCTTTTTACCTGCTGGTGTGAAGTCCTCAGTTATCGGTTTTTTCTCATTCTTACTCATAATCCTGTTCCTTAACTCAAATTACACTCACATATATCACAATATTAGTATGTTGTCAAGTAGAGATAGTTATAAACAATTCTCAAGCGCCGAATTTCTAATTATCAACAAACACACCATTTACCCTATATGCGTATAGATTTGGCCTCTTACATCTGAATAGTGATATCGTTACTGTTAGTTGTCTACCTCTATGTGTTGCAGTGTGAGATGACCATAACGAACTTGTTTTCTTGTTGGGAAAATAACTGAAATGTTTCATAGCGCCGAATTCTTAACTACTATTTGATATTGCGATTCTAATACTTCGCTGAGATTACTTGCCTCCATTGGGAGTCTGGTTCACTCCACCAACACCACACAATTTTTTTACCATCATCATGGCGACGATAATGATTACCTCCCTTTTCCACGTAAACGTAAGTTTCTAATATGTTCATTATCTAAATAACTCTTTCCATTCTTTCGTTTTAATTACGTTTCTGTTTTCATCTTCCTCAAATATCTTAACATGATCTTTCGCTTCGATATTATGAGCAAAACAATAACCCTTTATAAAAGCATAAATGTAATCGTATGGTGAAACGGTGCTCATTTTAATAATGTAATTGATTGTTATTTTGTCTCAATACCACCTTGCATTCAGGGCAAGAATAGACCCGTGTTCCTCTCACGATCTTGTTGTGGCGAATCGCTGTTAAATTCCACTCTTTACAGCCACAAACATATTTAAATTGTTTTTTAACAGTTCTAGCTGTTGGTAGCGGCAAACTGTGACATCTAGTTGCTTCTACTCCAAAATGATTCATCACCAGCTTCCAATAGTTACCATGTGAAGAGTTTGATTTTCTGTCATTTGGCCATTGTGGATTGTTGTATTGAACCATGTGAGCGACTTCATGTGGCACTGTATGGTTGATCAGATGCTCAATTCCACCCTCTACATTATAAGCGGCGAGATTGTATTTAATCAGTCCCTTGCTGGTAAACGCCTGTCCTGCTGTCCTTCCTTTTAAATCAAAAGAAACATTCACCGTAAGATCCAATCCAAAAGATTCGTTTGCGAGATCAACCCATGTTTGGGTATCATCTCTAAGTGTCTTTTGAAATGTGTAGAAGTCCATTTTCTCAGTAGTCGTTTTCTCGTTCATGAGACTACTATAGTCGAATATGAGAATTAGTCAACTACCGCGATTGCGTCCTTTTAAGATATTCCTCAATATTCTTGATATCACTACGTATTTGCTGACCTAACGAATTATTTTTGTCGATAAGCTGTTGCACTTCGATAAGAGTCTCCCATGCATCGGTTAACAATTTGCGGTGCTCCTGTTTGTCCTCTTCCATAGATCAACAATCGTAATTGTCTTCGGTGCTCCCTCGAAAGACCTGAAACAATATACTTATAAAAACTAAAACCAGTCCAGTTATGGAGGTCACAGAAGGATTAGAAGAAGCAAAGAGTAAACCAGTGCCGAATCCGTTGAATAATAAAAACAGTAAATTCATGATCCTCTGTTACTGAGTAGTAAGATAGTTGCAAATACTACGCACAACACAAGATTTAAAATCGATGGGTTGGGTAGATTCTCAACCTTTAATTGAAAAAGGTGAATTACGTTACTATATATCGCCGCTCCAGTCAGGAGCATGAATAGATTAATTATTACTGTTTGATTACTCATAACGCTTTAATTTATAACGCTGTTTTAGATACGCGAGTATGTCGCTTGTTAAATAGCTTTCGTGCCGCCGCACGCCATCTATCTTTTTGTGGTTCGGAGAGTTTACCCCAATTTCCGTTAGGCATCACTTCCTGATAGGCTGTAACAGCCCAATTTTCTATCGTTCTTTCAAAATTCATATTAATCCTAACCCCCATTAATCAAAGTGACTTAAAAAAACTAAATAACCCCCATACAAAGCGCCGAACAAGAAGAACATGCCACCTAATATCAATGTTGGGATTCCCCACCATAGCTCCAACCAATTATCAGGCAAACAATATTCCTTGAGCAATGGAGGTCCATAACACCCTACTGCTATTACGAGTAGGCCAATAATTATTCTTAAAAATACATTCATTTTAATTTCCTTTCCACAATATCATTCATAATTCTTTGGTGGATTTACTTTTGCTTCTGCAAATTTTTCTTCTGCTCGTTGTAATGACCTAAAAGTCCAACCATACAAACCCCATTCTGATTCTGTAGGTAATGCCTCACGTTCAGGTGTTACTTTTCCATTGGGCCAAACTTTTTCTGCCCTGTGGCGAATCCACACAACATTATAATAAACTGTTTCATTATCTTTGCCATCGTCAAATACTTGAGTATAGATTGCCAACGCACCCTCTCTCTGTATTCTCGTCCACTTAGATTGCCAACGAGAAATATGTACGGCTAATAGTTTCATTAACGCTTATGATTAAAACATGCGTCCATATCTCTAGTTGCTGCATGATAGCCATCTGTGCGACCATCAGTGAAACCTTCGTCGTAACTGCGTGCAACTGTAGGTTCAGGTTTGGCTAAAACAGAAATTGTTGTTCCTGCTGCTGCCCCGATCACGATTCCGATTAATAATATCAATACTACTTTCATAGCGCCAATATAGTTTAAACTGGTTGTTTGTCAAGAGTTTTCTGGCGCTGCTTCATAATTTACTAATACAACGTGTCCACCACCACAATGGAAGTTTATGATTTCTGCGATTATATTCCAATCACCACCTGCTAATCCCGCGCCAATCTTTGGAATACCAACGGAAAGCTGGTGAAA